CTTACGATAAAGTTGAGGGGCTTGTTAGAAATGCTTTACAAGTAGGTGAGATTGACAAGGGGCAAACTGATATTTTTGCTAACTTGGATACTGTATTAGAAGAGGATTATAGACACCCAATTCCAATGGGTATACCAGGTATTGATAAACTACTTAAAGGTGGTTTAGCTAAAGGTGAGATTGGTGTTATCTTAGCTCCAACAGGAGTAGGTAAAACAACAATTTTAACCAAGATTGCAAACACAGCATTTAACTTAGGATACAATGTTCTTCAAGTATTTTTTGAGGATAACCCTAAGATTATTCAAAGAAAACATTTTACACTTTGGACAGGTATTGAACCAGACAATTTGGTTAAAAATAGAGACGAAGTAATGTCAAAGGTTACTGAGATTCAAGAGACTATGAAAAACAAATTGGTTCTTAAAAAGTTGGCATCTGATACTATGACTATGAATCAAATTAAAGGTCAGGTAAGAAAAATGATTGCCGATGGAAACAAAATTGATTTGATTATGTTAGACTATATTGATTGTGTTCTTCCTGAATCAACAAGTAAAGATGAGTGGAAAGCTGAAGGTTCTGTAATGAGAGGATTTGAAGCAATGTGTCATGAGTTAGATTTAGTTGGATGGACTGCAACACAGGGTAATAGGTCTTCAATTTCAGCTGAAGTAGTAACAACTGACCAAATGGGAGGCTCAATTAAAAAGGCTCAAGTAGGTCACGTAATCATATCAGTAGCTAAAACCCTTCAACAGAAGGAAATGAATTTAGCAACTATCGCCATAACAAAATCACGTCTTGGTAAAGACGGTGTAGTTTTTGAGAATTGTAAATTTAACAACGAGTTACTTGAAATTGACACTGAAAGTTCAGTCACATTTTTAGGATTTGAAGAACAACAAGAAGAAAGAAAAAGAGACAGAGTAAAAGAGCTAATGGAAAAAAGAAAACAAAAAGAAGAAGAAAAGAAACAACAATCTTAATACAAAAAACACAATTAATTATGGAAAAAATTTTAGTAGAGAACCCTAACAGGTTTGTAATATTTCCAATTCAACACGATGATATTTGGGAGTTCTATAAGAACCACCAAGCGGCGTTATGGACAGCGGAAGAAGTCGATTTAACAAACGACATCAGAGATTGGAATAATCTTACTGAAAACGAACAATATTTCGTTAAAAATATATTATCATTCTTTGCGGCATCGGATGGTATTGTTAATGAAAATCTTGCCGAAAACTTTTATAGAGAAGTACAATACCCTGAAGCTAAGTTTTTCTACGGGTTTCAATTGATGATGGAGAATATTCATAGTTTGATGTATTCTTTATTAATCGATACGTACATCTCAAACGAAGAAGAGAAACACTTATGTTTCACCGCCTTAGACAATTTACCTGCAGTACAAAAGAAAGCTAAATGGGCTCTTGACTGGATTGATAATGCATCTTTCCAAGATAGACTTGTTGCCTTTGCTGCGGTTGAAGGAATATTCTTTTCAGGGTCATTTTGTTCAATCTTTTGGTTGAAATCAAGAGGTATCATGCAAGGGTTATGTAATGCAAACTCTTTAATCTTTAAAGATGAAAATTTACATTGTGACTTTGCAATCCATTTGGTAAACAATCACTTAGAAAACAAACCAACTGAAAAAAGAATTAGAGAAATCTTATTATCTGCACTTGAAATTGAAAAAGAATTTATCACAGAATCTTTACCTGTTTCCTTAATCGGTATGAACTCAAATTTAATGAAACAATATCTTGAATTTGTAACCGATGGGTTATTAGTTAAATTTGGTTGTAAAAAAGAATTTAACGTTGAACAACCATTTAAGTTTATGGAACAAATCGCAGTTGAAACAAAGGGTAACTTCTTTGAATCAAGAACGATGGAATACCAAAAAGCAAAACTAAACGAAACATTATCATTTGATTCTGATTTCTAATTTACTATTTTTAAATTTATGATGTCACTAAAAATTAAAAAGAGAGACGGGGAAGACGCGTCTTTTAATCCACAAAAAATATATAACAGAATTAAAAGAGCTGCTAAAGGCTTGAATGTAAATTCGGACGAAATTTTTATTAAAGTTATTACTTCAGTCCCAACTGAAGGTATTATAACAACTAAAGAATTAGATAAGCTTGTATATGAAATTGCTGCAGCTTATACAGGAAGTCACCATGATTATTCAAGACTTGCGTCATCAGTTGCCATTTCATCATATCACAAAGAGACTGACCCAAGTTTTTCAAATACAATGCACACATTACACGTTAATGATATTGTTCATGATGAACTAATGGAGATAATTGAAAGATATGGGCCAAACAAGATAGATGAGGTTATTAATCACGAAAATGATTACAATTTCGATTATTTTGCTTGGAGGTCATTACAAGAAATGTATTTGTTAAAAACTCCTGAAGGAAAAGTTATTGAAAGACCACAACATATGTACATGAGAGTTGCCTTATGGGTAACTAATACATTTGAAGAAGCAATTGATTATTACACTTCATTGTCTAACCAACGTATTTCAAAAGCCACACCTATTATGATTAATGCGGGTACCAAAGTACCTCAATTAGCATCTTGTGTGTTACATTATAACAATTCTGATTCAAGAGAAGGTTTATTAAAAACTTTAAACGATATCTCAACTTATTCTTCAGATGCTGCGGGTATTGGTTTATCAATGTCCAACATCAGAAGTAAGGAAAGTAGAATTAAGTCATCAGGTGGATTTGCAGGTGGATTATTGAAATACTTAAAAATTGTTAACGAGTCATTAAGATTTTTTAACCAACAAGGAAGAAGACCTGGTAGTGCTGCTATCTACTTAGAACCATGGCATAAAGATATCATGGACCTATTGGAGATAAAAAAGAATACAGGAGCTGAAGAGTTAAGGGCTAGAGATTTATTCACAGCTTTATGGATTCCCGATAATTTTATGAGAGCGGTTAAAGACAATCAAGATTGGTACTTATTCTGCCCCAACGAAATTATTAAATCTGGTATCAAACCATTACAAGAATGTTTTGGTGATGAGTATGAGGAAAACTATCAAAAGGCGATTGATTTAGGTATTGGTAGAAAAGTTAAAGCTCAAGAGATTTGGTCAAAAATTATTGAATCTCAAGTAGAAACAGGAGTTCCTTATTTATGCGCTAAAGATAGTGCCAATAAGAAAACTAACCACCAAAACATAGGTGTGATTAAACAATCAAACTTATGTAATGAGATTTATCAATACACTGATGAAGAGACAACAGCAATCTGTACATTATCTTCTATCGTATTAAAAAACTTTATTATTGACGGTAAGTTTGATTATGACTTATTAATTAAAGAAGTTAGAAGAGCTGTAAGAGCTTTAAATAACGTTATTGACAAGAATAATTATTCAACTCAAAAAGGGTTAAAAGGAGGTCTTGAACAAAGAGCTATTGCAATTGGAACGCAAGGATTGGCGGATGTGTTTTATTTGATGGATTATATTTTCACATCTGAAGAAGCTAAGTCGTTGAACAAAAATATATTTGAGGCTATCTATTTTGCGGCCATTACTGAAAGTAATGACTTATGTAAAAGAGGTGTCAGAGAACCATATAAGTTCTTTAAAGGGTCACCAATGTCACAAGGTATTTTTCAATTTGACATGTGGGGATTAGATGAATCTGATTTATTTTTAAATTGGGAGAAATTAAAAGAAGAAGTAAAAGAATATGGAGTTTGTAATTCATTATTCACAGCTCAAATGCCTGTTGCATCTTCAGCTAAAATTACAGGTTCATTTGAAATGACAGAACCAGCTCACTCAGCTTTGTTTAATAGAAGAGTTGTTGGTGGTGAAATTATGATTGTTAACAAGTATTTGATTAATGATTTTGAAAAGATTGGTGTTTGGTGTGAGGATTTGAAAAATGAAATTATTATGAACGAAGGTTCAATTCAAAATATTAATTTTAATCAATATCTTGACCCTGAAGACAAAAACTATAACAAGAAAGTTAAGAGAATTGAACATCTAATTCCAAAGTACAAAACTATTTGGGAGATTTCTCAAAGAGAATTAATTGACATGGCGGCTGATAGAGCACCATTCATTGACCAATCACAATCAATGAATATCTATATGGCAAATCCAACATTGTCTAAGATTACATCTTCTCACTTCCATTCGTGGGAGAAAGGTTTAAAAACTTTATGTTATTATGTTAGAACTAAAGCAATTTCAACAGGGGCTAAACATTTAGCTGTTGATGTGTCAAAAATACAAAAACCTAAAACAAATGTTGAGGTTCCTAAAATAGATTATAGTGATATGAATTTACCACCAAAACCTGAAGGAATCGAAATTGAATGTTTCGGATGTTCATCTTAAAGTAATTAAATAATCCCGACCACCATCGGGATTATTTATTTTAATCTATTTATAAGGAAAAATCAGGACATTATATTTATAGTTATGGCTCAAGGTACAACATATGGTCTTAATTTCCCTTTTAGAGATTCTAGTCGAGGAGATTATTTGCAACTTACTCAGTTTGAAGCACAAGAAATTAAAGCGGATTTAATTCATCTTTTGTTAACAAGAAAAGGTTCAAGATATTTTCTACCTACTTTTGGAACAAGATTATACGAATTTGTATTTGAACCGTTTGATGGACTTACATTCGACGCTATTGAATCTGACATAAGAGACGCTGTTGCGAATTTTATGCCCAACCTATTGTTGAATAATATAACAATCACTCCAGCAGACCCACAAGAGGAAATTGATATTGCAACAGGTCAAAACACATTAGGAACAACTGAATCTCCAATATATCGATTTCCAGGAAAAGGAACTTCGGATTACACTGCAAAAGTTAAAATAGACTACTCAACAGATAAAAACACTTATGCACAGAGTGATTTTGTTATTATTAATATTTAATATAAATGGCCAATCGTAAAATATCATATACAACCAGAGACTATCAAGGAATAAGAACTGAGTTATTAAATTATGTAAGAACATATTATCCTGAATTAATTCAAGATTTTAATGACGCTTCTGTATTTTCAGTATTCTTAGACTTAAATGCTGCTGTTGCAGATAACTTACATTATCATATTGATAGAAGTATTCAA